GATGATCTCGGAGAAGGATAAAAATTAATCTGTCGTACAAAGTCATCCGAGTCTAAAATTTCTGTCTTGTTGTGCACTCTCATTGATCGTGTATCAAAGAAGTCATAAACATCGAACATGTTGGGTACGACCTCATCGAAATAAATTACTTCGTCGGTTTTAAATCTTTTGATTCTCGACCCTTTAGTTGCAACAACAACGCCCTCCTCTTCTTCCCTAATAGACTCGACATTGTTTGGCAGCAACAGCAGTGATGAGGTCGCCATTGCGAAACAAAGGTTGCTCCAAAGCTCGCGGGGATCTTTTGAATTCATAAACGAAAGATCGTAGTCTCCATAGTCTTTGTCAAATCTATGTGGATACAACGGGTCGTGAATGATGCACCTCATTTGTTTTCTCCAGCAATACAGGAGACAAGATAACGATCTACCAATTACTATGCTCAATATTACCTCTGAGGCAATGCCGATAAATTGTCCTTGATGATTTCCTTCATGGTGTCAGCGCCTTCTGTCGACATCCACCAATCAGCCATCTGTCCATACAAGCCAGAGCCAACGCCAGGATTGCCTACATAGCCGGTTGTGTTCATGGAATTCATTTTAACATGTTGACTGAAGAAGCTATCTAGATAATCTTCTAGGAAATGCTTTTCGTACACAAGAGCCTTCTGCTGCTCTGGTAGTTGTTGAAACTCTTCTGATGTCTGAGTGGAGTAGTTAATGGCATTAAGCTTCTCTTCCAACTCTGTTAGGTACACAAATACTTTATATTGAATTATGGTCTCGGCCATTTGAGGTCCAAAGATCTCATTCCACCAATGTGTATGCCCTCTAAGTAAGCCATTCTTGACCTTGTCCAAGGGGGTCTTAGATGTTCTTGCACTTGTCCGAGGTATATCCTCGTCTCTTAAGGCTTCAATTTCTTGGCCAAAAGATGATTGAATAAAATTTCGACGGTCCATGGAAATATCTATGGGAACTTCAACAAAGTGCTTAATAAACAAGTCAATGGATCCGGGATATATCCCAGCAACATCATAAAGTCCATCGTATCTGCCTTCATTAAGTTTCTGTTTGTTTTCCTTTAGGATTTTTATTCTTAACTTCATTATCTAGACTCCTAAGCATTTGTTCTGGTATCTCTCTAAATAGTTGCTCTCCGACATAAATGTCATAAGACCAAAACTCCTTTGGGAACTCCGAAGGACACTCCCAGTCGTTAAAGAAAATTAAAACAGGATCGCTGACTATAATGCCCAAACCGCCAAGCGTCATTATTCTGTCAGGATCCTGAAGGACCGCGAGGTCGCCTTTTTTAAATTTAGGCTCCTCTGAGTTCACGGTAAGCACCAACGGAGAACGGCCAGATTTCTGTAGCGATATCTAGACACGCCTCTGCGACTTTCTGTATTTCCCATTGAGCACCCTCGTGAATTCTTAAGTCAACGAATTTAAGTAGGTTGCCCAAATTTACGGTACCGTAATATTTTGCATAAAGATTTTGAGGAAGAACGCCTCTTGCTTGTTCCCGAGCGACACCAGCTATAACTAACTCATCAAATAACCTAAGAGATCTTCTGTGATGTTCATGCACTTTTTGAGTGGCTGTTGTTTTATCAAACTCTATCTCTGGGTTTATCAATTCGTCTGGATTTGATGCTTGTCGATTGCTCTTGTGCTGTGTTCTGAATGCTGTGGGCTCATAGAACCTGAGATCAACCTCAGTATATCGACGAGAGATTTCATTGTAAGCCCAAGTTCTATGTCTCATGTGTTGAGACCTTACAAACATTGGCACTTCGAACAAAAATGTGATTGAGTTATGTTCAAAGGGAGATGTGTGTTTGTGCTCAATTAGATATTTGACAAGCTTCTCGTCTCTTTTTGTGAATGGCTTTGTATTATCATTGCCAAAGGAGACACGAGCGGCGTTGGCTATCATCTTATCATTTCCAACGTGTTGGACATAAGAGACTTTGCCAATGCCGTCTCCGTAAAGTTCAATTTCTTTCATCTATTCCTCGTCTTCGTAAAGTGGAATCCCAAATTTTTTCCCAACTTTCGAATCAGGACCGGATTGGCCTGCCTTGGGTATATATGAATAGTCATTCGTCGCCCCACCCATAAGTTCATCATCCATAACTTGCGATACTTGCTTAGAACCTGGTGCTCGACGGAATCCCATGTCGTTTTCGTAGTCGATCTCGTACATGGTAAATACCATTTTGTCATTACCTTCTTCGATAGTTATCTTTTCACCCCAAACAAAGCCCCATTGGGTAAATTGTCTGTTTAATTCATCAACAACTCCCTTATCAGGTGGATTAAGAAGCATTACGGATTGTTCAAAAATTCCCATAAAGTTTCCACCAACTCTAATATATTTGATTCGCTTATCTTCTGCGGCAGCTTCTAATTGTCTTTTGAGATATTCATTATCTGCGGCATCGGACTGTTTGGCCATTGGATTTTGCCCTGACATGATTGCGATGGTGTTGATCCTAGGATCTTCTCCGCGTAGTATCGACATTACTCTATCGTATTTTGAACGCCTTGCTTCGTCCATGACCTCTAGTATGAGGCCGTTTAGTTTTTTGCTAGTTAGTTTCATTCTCAAGTCTCCCGTAGACGTAATTCTCTTTAACAACGTAAATAGTATCGGATTTGGCTTTTATTTCTTGAACTATAGATCTTTCAACAACAATTGTATCTCCGATCTTGAGGCTTATGGTGCAATCACCAGCCAATGCAATTATCTTTCCAATAACGTAGGGTGACTTCGGTGGCTTGTATTCCTCCGGCATTACAAACAAGGGTGATTCCTTGTCTTCTTTCTTCTCATCTATCGGCTCTATCCAAAGATGCCTGTTGTGTGGTTCAAATTTCATGTTTCCTCCAAATAAAAAACGTGCTATATCATATAATATAACACGTTTGTCAACACTTGTCAAGTTAAAAGTTTACTTTTCTTCGTGCTCTTTTTTCTTTTCTTGAATCTCAACTCTTAAGTCTCGAAGCTTTTTAGTTGATTCCATCAAAACTTTTCTGGCTCTGGGAGCGGCTGATTTAAACCCATATGCTCCTGTCTCAACTTTCTCCAAGTCCAACATGGCTTGTTGAAGCTCTTTCAAGATTTGCTCTAATTTATCTCTCATAATTTCTCCTTAAAAAATTTCACAGGAGCCACCGCCACAAGCGATTTCACCTGACAGATCAGTTTCGTCTGTTGTCTCTATAACTAGGTCGAGATTAACGTTTTTTACCAATTCAAGCATTCTTTCGTATGTTTGTTTGTCACAATCTTCGAAAGGAGCCTGCACATAAGTACCACCATCATAGGGCAAAACTGACAATCCATTGTATACACTTCGGTTCTTCCACATCCACTCTCCAACAGTTTCCCACTCTTCATCCTTAATGGTTACAGTGGCTGAGACATTGTGTGTGTTATTGCCATTTTTGTGACCTGACTGAATCCACTCATTGGATACCTTCTTAACTCTCTCGAGCAAATCAAGTGCGCTTTCGTGGCGCGTTATTGCCCCTTCAGGAGCTTTTTGGGGAATAGATAGGATAGCAGTGTCGTGTGGACGGAAACGGTCGTCTTCGATCAATTCAGGTAGGTTCTGAAGCAAATAAGAATAGATGGCCTCGTTCTTTCCTACGCGTAATCTGCGTATATAATAGTCGTTGTGCCACGCATGGATACCACTTGATGTTCCAAGAGTCAGAGAGGTTGTACCTGCGGGTTTTACGCAAGTTTGCCGGGCTGCTGGTCTAATTTCAATTTCTTTAGCCACGCGGATATTCTCCTTTGCCACCTCTAAAGAGGCCTCGTTCATGTCTAACTCCAATACTCCACCAGATGCAATACCGGTCATAGAAACGCCGATAAGGGCATCTCTTTCCGTTGTACGCTTCCAGATAGGTCTTAGGTAGTGAAAGTCAGTATAAGACGCCTGAAGGGTCCCTATGAAGCTTGCAGCCTTTGATCTGAGGTTTAGTTCCTCTTGGGTTGCCACATCTGATACATTTATCTCTACCAAATTGCAGAATTGGAAAGGTCGGAGACCAATTTCACAACATGGGTTACAGCCCCACTCTTTATCGTTTGACAAATAGAATCCGGGCTCTCCCGAACGAGACTCTTCAACGCGCTTCCATATTTCCATAAAAGATTTTCTATTAATCTTGTGCCTCATGAGAACTACGGAATTATTTGCTCTTCCTCTTTGCGGGTTGAGTTCCCACCATGCACCTGTCTTTGCACTAAGCATGTCTTCGTCGTCAGCAGAAAACAAAGAAATAAGAGCGGCACGGCGAATACCTCCAGCGAGAACCGCATCCGCAATGTAGCAGATGATATCATGCACCTCAATAGGAGTGAGTTTGTCACCATTTTCTTTAGCATCTAAAATTCCCTCTACTTTTACAAGACATTCTTTAAGCGGCTGTGGGCCCGGAGCTTTACCGCCGGATGTAACTAGTCTAGCTCCCTTCGGACGGATGTCTGAGAAATCAAATCGTAACTTTGATGTACCTTTAAAGTAGGATGACATCAGAGCCTTCACTGAGTCTGCCCATCCTTCGATAGAATCTCCGATGAGAAACCTTCTTGTTCTTTTCGTCGATGGCCGTCTTATTTCAGGCAAGCTTTCAACGTGATGCCTCTGTACAGAATATCCTACACCGGTTCCACCAAGAAGCAAAAACATAATTTCACCAAACACTCGTGGGTCGTCTGCCGGAGCATAAGCGCAGTTAAAGATGCGATTCGGGGAAACCTCGATTGGCTTACCTCCGAATTGCATTGACCGCATTGATGGCAAAACCTTCTTCTGCCTTACCAATTCATAGGTTTCTACAATCTCCTCTTTAAGATGAGGAAACTTTTTTAAATGCATGTTCATGTTGCGATCAACTAATTCATCCCAGTTCTCTCGCCTGTTTTGTTTGTCAATAAACTTTGCATATTTCATGTGGACTGTAATGTCCGACAAAATCTTTTTTTCTAAATCCATTCTTGTGCTCCTATTTCGATTTAATATCTTGTATATATTTTTCTTGTAAAATGCGGTGTTGCGTCGCAGTGGTCATCATACCTTCTGCGGACTCATCTCTATCTAAAATTTCAATGCTAACATCGGACCAGTCAACGCGAGCGTCAAAAACAAGACCATCAGGCCCATTTCTGTTTTTCGCAATAAAGATACGTCCTTTGTTTGCTTGCTTGTCCTGCACTGTTCTTGACAAAGAAAAGATAAAGTCAGCAACAAAGCATTTGTTGAACGCCTCTGAGATAGATTCCATTGTAATAACTTCTGCATTGAGACCTCCACGGTTTGTCTGAGATGCTGTCCAGCAGGGAATCTCATAAGTTTGAGCAAGACCACGCAGACCTTCATAGGTCTCCTCCAACTCATGCCTCTTCTCGCCTGTTGCCCGAGGAGGGCGCAGTAAGTCGGCATAGTCGACCAAGATTATATCTGGTTCAATACCTCGCTTCCGTAATTTCTCAATATGATTCTTAAGGGTTGATACAGAAGCAGACTTGGTTGGATACTCTTTGATAATTAGAGTTCCCTCAAGGTCTTTCACTTTGTTAACAATTTCTTTTTTTCTTTCTTTGTGTTCTTGTAAAGGAACATCAGTAATACAGCAATCAAAGCGTTGACCAACAACAGTATCTTTTAGTTCCAACGTATAGTAGACAACAGTCTTTCCTTTAAGCAATGCTTGAGTAGCGAGATGAACGAGAACCATAGACTTACCAGCACCAGTTGGAGCAACAACGACTCCCAACTCGGACTTTCCAAGGCCTCCCTTGACGATCTCATCCATTCTTGGCCAACCAGTTGAGATTGGGTCTCTCGTAACGTGTTCGAAGCGCTTAAGCAAATCTTTGCGAAAATCATGGCCGAAGTTNTTGTCNGTACCAAGAACTAGGGCCTCTTTNATCACTTTCTCGATCTCTTCAAATGACGATGACTTTAACAAATTTGCAGACTGAAGCATTGCTCCTTTTAGTATCTGCTTTCTGCAAAAATCAATGGCCTTATCCTTGATGAATGGTGCCTCTTGAACACCGTCTGACCGATGGACTTTATCGAAAAATGTTCGGACCTTGTCCCTAGTTGCCTTATCGTGATGATTCAACTCTGTTCTCAAAACAGTAATCATAATCTCTGTATTTGGATGTGTGTTGTACTTATTTCTATAATCAATCAATGCCTTTGCAAACACTTGCAAGTATTTTCTCTCAAAAAATGATACGTCTAGAACTTCTGTAACTTGATCAAAGAATGGTCGGTCTTCAAACATCAATTGGCACAAGTTTTCTTGGAAATTACCCCCAAAACGTACAAAGGTTTCTTTTTTTTCTAATTCATTCATTTGTCCTCCCAGACTTTTATTGGTTATATAAGTATAACCTGTTGAGTTCAAGTTGTCAAGTTTTTTTATCTATTTATTCTTCTGAAAACTGTTTGCAGGTCGTTGAAGTTGAGATGAACTGCATCATCGTCAGATAGCATTTGTGTAAATTTTATTCTTGAAAACGTTGGCTCAAAGTCATCAATAGCCTTGGTGATCAGCTGTCGGTTCATTGGTCTGATGTTTGGGTGTTGTAATTGCATGATTCTGTAGTTGTCTTTGATTAGCTGTTCATCTTTCTGAATGTTCTCGTGGATCTTAAGTTTCTTTCCAACCATAACACAGTCTCTTACTATGTCTCCCACTACATATTCATCTGCTCTGATGAGATATGGGAATCTTTTCGCAATAGTTTTAAGCCCAGCTCCTTTGATGCCAGGTAAATTGTCTGATGGGTCTCCAGCCATTGCTCTTGCCAAAGCGAAGTTGTTTGGATGAATCTTGAACTCCTCGATCACAGACTGTTGTGTGACAATCTTCTTTTGTATTGGTCTGTAGATTTGTACATCCGGTCTGCACAACTGAAAGAAATCTTTGTCTGAGGATATAATAGTCTTCATCCAACCATCATATCTATTGTGGTTGATCACATGAGCAATGATGTCATCTGCTTCTGTGAAGTCTGCAACAAGTTGAATTACAGGCATCTCGTTGAGATACTCCATGAGCCTAACTTGTTGATAGCCTTTGTTTGCTTCTTCTTTTTCCGGTGGTATCTCTACCATGCGTCGATTGAACCTCACAGGTTTTCTACCACCTTTGTAGTCTTTGTTCATTGAACGCTTACGTGTAGAGCCCTCATGGCCATCCCAAGCGACTATAACCTCGTCAGCGACAAAGTCCCTAGAGACCTTCTGAAGGCTCTTTAGGAAGCCTATGGTGCCTCCTACAGGCCACCCTCTCTTGTCTATATGTGGGCTCACCACATAGCTCCGTAGAAACATGTTCAACGCGTCAATTATTATAACATTCTTCATTTGTCCTCCATTTTTGTTAAAATTCTTAATTCTTCGTCGTAGGTGAATATCACTCTGCCTTCCTTCATGAGATCCCAACTTTTCTTATTACATATAGATGAGCCTTTCTTAGGAAATGCTTGCTTGAATATCCAACTTCTCCTTGCCATTCCAAGACTTGGAGGGCTGAAGTTGACATAATTTGGAAACCATATGTGGTCACCTTTGAATACGCACTCAAATGTATTTTTATCTCGGTTCACCTGCTCTCCATAATTATTTTATCAATTATTTTAATTGTTTGTTCTGGGCCTGTTGTTACGAATCCCAGTTCTCCTGCTAGTTCATAAGCCTCTTTGTCATTACCATTTGATCC